TATGAATAAGCTGATTAATTTCTAATTGGATATTGTAGTGCTTACGCTTAAGCTGTTCAATATGATTTTTCAACTTTTCATCATTCATAGTTATAACAACCTTTTATGTATATGTCAACCGATAATCTTCCAGCCTCTGGCCACTTTATAGAATTCTAGACTATCATACGAGCGACTAGTATAGTGTCCTGAGAGTGTTACCGGCTTCTTAATAAACTCTTCCCAAGTGGGAATAAGTGAATTATTCTTTTCTACTGGAATACTAAATCTGTTATCATGTGAGTCTTTGAACCAATAACTAAACGTAGTTTTTCCTTTTTGATTCTCATCCAATACCTTGATGAACGTCAATGTGACAGGGTCACCGACAGATACGTGCTTTTTGATGTTGTGTGTTTCAGAACCAAATACATCATTGATTAGTCCCATATCATGTTCATAGAAAAAGGGAAGCTTACAAATCAAACCCACAGTTTTTTCTGTGATAGTGAAAGAAGGGTCCCAATCAACTGCAACAAACTTTTCTAAATCTTGCCTAAACTTTGTGGGTTGTTCTCCACGCAATCTAAGAAAGACAAACTTTCCGCGATAATGCCTACGAATTTCATCAGCCAACTTACGGTCAACATCCGTAGTTTTCTTTAGAATCGAACTTTGATCTTTAATAAGATTTAAAAATCGTACAGTAGGATTGTGGTCTTCACTATTAGGATTAGCATACCTATACAGCGTACAACTCAAAACTAACGGGTCTTCAATTGTAGGTACTTCTGTTACCGCATCTAAATCGATTACATGAGGTTTGCTTGATAGCATTGGCCAGTCATCAGTATTAAAGATTGAGGATAATGTTGCAAGTTGATGTGTCATATTTCTATATCTACTATGTTATAGGTTAAAAATCAAGTACGTAGTTACCCAATTGAGATATCTTCCATACCAGCGGTTCTTAGACGAACTACATGCCCTAGCATGAAGTTCTTTGACTCTAGTGCCTTGATGATACCTGTCCACTTATTACGAAGCAAGGCTACTTCGTTAATCAACACTTCATAGTCAATAACTTCATCTTCGCCGTCAACATACTTTTCAGCGTCTCGGCTAGATAGGTTACGATTATACTTTTCAAGATACTTTTGGAAATGCTTTCTGCGAATCTTACGCAGTTGAATTTCTAGGTACCGTAATACCGCTTCAACCTCTTGAAGTTGATTGAAGCGGTATTCAGTTACGCCAGGCAGTGAGGAAATGTTCTTTTCAACATTTCCTTGCACCTTAACGTCACTCTTTGCCGAAATTAACTCACCTTCATAGTGAGTAATGAAGTCCGGCAAATAGCTTAAGTCAGATGTTACCTTGCTGTACCAAGTCATTAGTAGTATTCGTCTTCGTCATGATCGTCTATGTCAATATCGTCAAAGAAGTCATCATCATCTGATTCGTGATAATGACCGTCTTCTGGAGTTTCTAAGTAAAAGTCCAGTGCGTCTTTGATGTCCTTGTCGCCTCGGAATGCCGACTTAATTTCATGTGCAGAAGCAACCTCTTCCTCAACGAGATAGTTGACTAGAGTTTCAGCAGCACCGTCAGTATCACCTGCTTCGATGCTCGGCTTCAATAGCTTCCAAACTTCATTGATAAGAGATAAGCTCATTCTGCAACTTCCTCTTCTTCGATCAACGCAGCATTCTTGCTTGAAGTCTTAGCTTCAAACTCAGCCATGATAGCGTCAAGACAACCATCATCGTTTGCTTCCCAGCCCTTACGGAACTTCTTGATGATAGTTCCGTCAAGCTTAGTGTACACAAGAGAGTTGCCTTCCTTGTTGAGCATCTTCAATGCTTCACACATATCAGTAAGACCTGAATAAGGACTCATGCCTGTGTTGTAAGGAATCTTGACTTGAACGGATTCAAAGGGCTTTGCGTAACGAGTCTTCATTACCTTACAAGCAGCACGAATACCATTTACCTGAGAAACCTTATTGCCGTCTTCGTCTTCCTTAAGCTTTAGCTTCTTCATTGCAACAACGATAGATGATGCATAGATGAAGCCCTGACCACCTGAAATCTTATCGTCAGGGTCAAACATATCCTGTGACGCATAAGTGTGGTTAGTAGCAACAAGACCTACGTTGTTTGAACCAAACATGTTAACGCAGTTGCGAACGAGTGAGGTCAATGCCTTAGGCTTACGACCCATGTCACCCTTCATATCACCTGCTTCGAACTGATTAACATCAGTCGGAGTGAGCAACATGCCGAGCGAGTCAATGACGAACAGAACTTTAGGCTTATCTTCGTCATTCATCGCTTTATAGCCCTTCATGAAATCAGAGATAGTCTTTGCAACGTCATCAATCATTGCCATGTTCATCTTGAGAAGCTTATCTTCTCCTGTGTCAACGCCCAATGCATGAAGCCATGATTCATCAAGTGCGTTTTCGCTGTCGATTAGTACAACGTAGATACCCTGCTCTTGGGCATGTCTTACAATATTTCCTGAGCAGATGTAGGACTTGCCTGCACCTGACTCGCCGGCGAATACTGTAACCTTGCCGAGAGGGATACCTCTATTAAAATCACCACTAATGCGGTAATTGAGTGCATAATTGCCTGTGCTGATCCAGTCAGTTGGATCATTAAAGCCAATGCTAAGACCATCGATAGCCTTAGTAATATCTTTTCGAAACTTCGAAATGTCAAACGGTTTTGCCAAAATAGATTCCTTATCTAATAATTTTTAATAATTTATCATGTTGCGAATTTTTTTCAAGTAGTTCGGGACTATTTTCTGCAAGTTGGTCTAAGTTGTAGTCACTAGGATAGTGACGCAAAATTGATCTTGCGCGGTCACGAACAATACTTGGAACACGAGGGGTTTTACCTGGATCGCATAACTCTTCCAGCAACTTTCTACTTTGCTTAAGAGCCCTGTACCTGTCTTCTGGTGTAGTCATTGGGGTTCTCCATAAGTATATGGGGGAGGTTTCCCTCCCCCAATCCAAGTTACTTGGTCTGACGGGCGCGGATCATTGCAAGAATGTCCTGTGCCTTGTCACTTGAAGTAGACTGTTCTGGAACCTTGATTGGCTCATCAGTTTCAAACGGAGGAGTGTCATCTACGGGAGGCTGTGAATGAGCGCCGTGACTTGGCTCATAATCAACTACCTTAGGTGCAACAGGGGAGACTGTATCCGCAGTCTCGGTATGTTGGGCTGCTGCACCCGATGGTGCGTCAACACCATATGGACGATAGTATGCGCCCCACTTATCAGCGTCATAAGGACGACCATCTACAGATGCTTCGAACATTTCCTTAATGACACGAAGCTCTGATTCGCTTGGCTTCTTTGGCAAGAAGTCAGCAAGATTGAACAAGCCATGTGCTTCGATAGCAGCCTGTTCAGCTTCGGTAAGTGAACTTTCCTTACGTGCCCAATTAGAAGTAGAATAGTCAGCATAACCACCCTTAGTAGTCTTCTTAACAGTGAAGTCAAGACCACGCTGATAGTCAGTTGGCAATTCTTCAATCTCAGGATCCATCAAGGATGCTTTAATGATAGTAAAGATTTGCGGAGAGATAATAAAACGTCGAATCGGATTAGCAGGTGACGTATCATTGCCAATCGGATTAGTACGAACAAAGCCCTGGAAGAGATACGAACGCTTCTTCCAATACTTATTAGCGAGGTCCTTAAGAGTATCATCCTTGTACCAAGGGCGAACTTCTGCGAGGACTGGGCAGTTTTCACCATACATTTCTACGCAAGGAACTTGAACAGTTACTTGCTTGACGTTGGGATCGCCCTTAACTCCGTTGAATGGGAGCTTGATGATTTGACGTTCTACCCAGAAGCCCCATTCGTTGTTGGGGTTGCCATCGGGAAGGAAGCGAATAGTTGCATTAGCACCTTCGTCCATATTCCAATGAGGATAGATTGCGTTATCAGATTGTGTGCCAGAACCCTTGTTCTGACCACGATTTTCTTGGGCTGCCAAACGAGCCCGGATTTCTGCTAGACTTGCCATTTTGTTTTCTCCTTTTAAATGTGCCTATGTTGAGCCTAAATGTGTTTTTGTGTTTTGTTGTCGGAGACAACTACACACAAGTTATGTTATAACTCATGTGCAGTGTATTTACAAGATAATTGGGTGCATAATATATTATTATATTACGTTATGCGCCCAAAATCTAATTATCTTTTGAAACGTGCCATTTCGATGATACGAGCTAGTTCTTCTGGAATCTCTACAGATTCATTGGCACCAACTAGCTTGCCGATGTTGTTGTTCTTTACTTTTTCAGTAGGTCCAAGTTGACCTACACGCTTTTGATTTGCATCTAAGTCTTCTGATACATCATCACCGGTATGTTCTTCTTTAACAGTGTCAGATTTTCTATGTGATAGCGCCCAATCATTGTCACGTTCAGCGGCGCGTTGCAGAGCTGGCTTTACGCCCTTATTCTTTTGGCCTTTGCTTAATGCCCACTGCTCCATATCATTATGCCAATCATTGGCACCAGCGCCTTCTTCCATTTCTTCCTCTGCTACCGCTTGAGGTGCCATGCTGATAAAGTTTTCATCAACTTCGCTGTTGAATGCTTTGTCAAGAGCCTTTCTAGCAGCCTTAACTGCATCTTTAGCAGCCATCATTTTAGCAGTGTGCTGTGGCTTACCTGCATGGTCATCGCCTCTGCGATGCCCCTGACCACTATATGGGTTAGCTTCTGGACTCTTATCCATTTCGTTTACATCGTCTTCTTGGATGCCTAAGAACTTAGCTACTTTGCCGGACATTTTCTTTTCGGCATCACCTTTAATTCTATCTAAAGGTCCTGGACCATGTCCAATAGATTTTTTTTCAGAATCAGAATCTTTCTCTTGTTCTAGGTCTGTCTTCTTAGCTTTTTTTTTAGGGTCTTTCTTGTCATCCATGTCTAATTTTTCATTGATGACACTATCTGCCCATTCTGCTAATGAGTCTACTTCAGGAACAGCGGTCTCAGATACTTTCTTATGCAATCTAGATAGAATTGGCATTACTGATTCGATTCTAGGATCCATTGTCTCTTGAACAAATAGTTCGTTGATATTAGTATCGTCTTCATCTTCCATGAGAGGAGGAGTATATGATTCAAAGTAAGCGTGATATCCACGGTGACCTGCAAGTTTACTCAGTGTTTCTCTAAGGTTGCTATAGTGATTAGCACCTTCTTGCACGAGGGATAGGGCAGATTCGTTGAATTCTTTGTTGCGAGTGGCGCGGACAAATCCAGCCATTTGGTTATATTCTTCGCAGATAGATTTAATGTGATTCCAACGTTCGTCATTAGGAACGCCGCCTTCAGCGATATGACGAGCATATACACGAGCAATGCCTGGACGAGTAGTAGGAGCTAGGAATCGTTCTCCATCTTGATTTTCTAAGAAAATCTTAGCAACATTACGATAGCGTTGCTCACCTTCTTCAAGGCCGCGATTATGTTGAAGGATAATTTTTACATTAGGAACTGCATCGTTGTATGATGCTTTCTTGCCCATCGGGTGATAACCTTCGCCTAATTTTTCTTTCATCTTATAATAATCCCTTTGGCGCATATCATCGCCTAATCTATCTTTGTTTGCTAGTTCAAAGCTTAGCTGTCTACGTTGTGCCCATTGCTTTATGTGCTTTAGTAACCCAGTCCAAGTATCATCATAATCTGTTCCGGGGGTATTGTTGCTAGGACTGTCAGCCTGTTCGTCATCAAAGTAGACACGAACATTGTTTGCATCGTCAATGCTTACCCAAACTTTTCCGAAATTTTCCCCATCTTTCATGAAGTCAAACTCAATTACGTCTGCTTCCTGAGAAGCTTTGACTCGTTGGTTCTGAGAATTTAGGGGCGTTGGATGATAGCCTCTTACTTTGAGAAGCTGATAAAGCTCGTGGTTAAATGTTTCATTTCCGATTGCCATAAGAATATTTATGCCAATTTAGCCTAAGACGGCAAAGAATGGCAGAGGCATAATAATCTCATCGTGGTCACGCATTTGACTTTCTAAGTCACCATGATAGTCTGCTAATTGCGTCATCATTCGAACTGCTAGTAAGGATGACATTACTAAGTCATCAGTGTCCCCTATCTTAGCTGCATAACTTCCGCCAGACGCAACAAACGCCTTCAACTCACTAATAAGAGAACGGCTATGAATAGTCATCTTCTTTGATTCTAGCAGTGTTTTGAACTTAGCACAAGCAGCAAGCTTAGGCTTATTAGTAGTAGTGAAGCCGCGCTTACCTTTACCCGACTCACTAATAAAGACGCCTGGTATATTTGATTCACCGTATTCGTTTAGTGATACGATAGCAGCTTGTCCAATGCCATTGTTTTCGATACTATAATAGATATTGTTTGGTTCGTTAGTCTTTTCTGCGATATACTTACAAATCTCGGCAAGTAACTTAATCTGACTAGGGATATCAGTCTTGTTGTGTTTCCACTCACCAATCTGAGTAGTAGTACTTGCTTCAAAGATTTGAATAGCAGCAGGGTCACCACCTGTACCCAATGAAGGATCAAGTGCAACTACGTATAGTCTACCTTTTTCAGGAAGTTTGTACCAGCGAACTTGTCCCATTCTATTGTTAGGCTCAATCCCCTCAAGCATAATCAACGTGTTTGGATTGATTAGTGTTTCGTCTGCAATGATGAACTCGCAACCAATTTCACGATTGAATCTGTCATCACCGAGTTGAGCTTTCATTTCATCAGCCCATTTCTGATCACGCCCTGGTTGTTCAGTCCAGTATGCTCTAAATGCTCTAAAGCCGTTAACACCTAACTCAGTGGTGTTGCCGAACTCATCTTCTGTCTTGTTTGCACCCTTCCAAATAAGAGCGAATTGGTCTTCGTCACTGTTTGGAGTTGAAGTGATAATTGCCTTACCACCAGTTGATAGAGTAGGAGTAATAGAAGTCCAGAACTCTTGTGCGATTGAGGGACGAACGAAGGCAAATTCGTCAAGATACAATAGTGTGATAGACATACCACGACCTGTGTTTTCAGTCGTAGTAGCAGACACAATGCGTGATCCGTTCTCAAAGTCTAGCGAACCCTTATTGTAAGTAGTTACGCCAGCTTTAATGTGATCTGGACAGTTTTCATACGCATAACGAATACGCTGCATGATTTCTTGTGCACCGGTGTACTTGTGTGCTGCAATAAGAATAGTAGAGTCAGGGACAAACATCGCATACCAAAGCAAATAACCAGCAGCAGAAGTAGACTTACCCGACTGTCTAGGCATCAACGAGATAGAAAAACGATAGCGATGGTATGTATCAATCAGTCGTTCTTGGAATTCCCAAGGGTGATAGTTCATACTACCCTTAGTAGGATGCTGAATCATAAAGAAGTTATCCATAAAGTATAGATAACCCGTGTCTGGATCGCAGCACTTCATAAAATCATCAAGTTCCTGTTGATTCTTGAAGACTGTCTTCTTATAGGGATCCTTAATAAGGGTGGGAGTATTTGCCATAGTAGTATTTAACTATTAGTATTAGGTATTTGCAATTAATATCATATCATATTGGCAACTACACGCGGTGCCCGAAACGGATGCAAACATAGTAACATCAAGATCAGTTTTTTCAGGCAATGGTAATGGTACACTGAAGTCATATGAGAAGGTTGATTGATACAGCAAGAAGACTAGAGCAGTTTGAAATGAGTCCCCGTAAGTGCGATATTTGAATTTGCCAGTACCATCATTTCCCTTGCCCATATTAGCAGTACCTTGATGAAGATAGGCAGTATAACCTGCAGGTACAGTGTATTGTGCCATTTGTGCAATACCAAATTCTGGCTCAATATATCCAACTACTGTTCCGCCCCTACTAAGCGAAATCGATCCTACATTCACTGCGGCGCTAATCCCGTGATAATGTAAGTTATTAATACGAATAAAACTGTTACTTGTTACTACAGGAGTTGTCCCATTTAATGTTACTGTTTCTGTTATTTGTACCCAATCACTTGACCGCAAGCCTGTAATATCCATTGTGCCAGAATCACTTGCACTTGAGCTAACACAACTTAATGTTCCGCCAGCCCCCCAAGCTGACCACGGATAGATATTACTACCTCCCCATAAACTTTCTTCGGTGTTGTTTTGAATGCTAGAATTATAACCTACCTTGAATACACTTGATGTTCCTGGAATCAATCCTCGGGCTACATTCATTTCGTATGTGCTGTCAGCAATAGTTAAGTCTGTTGCTTGATTATCAATGTTTATATTACCACTAACGACCCATGGACTTGTACCCTGAGTTACTTCAACTGACTGTCCTGCATCAATCGTGATATTACCTGCGATAGGCATATAAGGAACTGTTAAGTTACCCGATGTACCAATCTCTGAGATATGTGCATCAACATTACCAGGTATGTTAACATTACCGGTGATGATAATGTTACCTTCAAAGCCGGTGCGGACAAATACTTGGCCAGTGGCTTCATTAAGTTCTAACGCTTGGTTAATATTGCGTAGATACCAGGGTGCTACATTACTTG